TCGAACACCGTTAGGTGATTCTTCCAATTCATCTGCAATGCCTTTTACAATTTCCATTGACGTTTCGGGAGTAGGCTCAGCCGCCTCATACATAGCTACAGCTTGTGCCTTCTTATCGTCGTCCCATGCCATTTTGCGTTTCCTTCTAAGTTGTGTAAGTTTTGCGCCAGGACACGTTCCTGTCGCGGCTAGTTGTGATAAATAAAATCGGTCGCCCATTGGTTTCCTCATCTTCAATACACATATTATACTTCTATTGAAGATGAAAGTCAAGAAATATTTTTAGATACGTGATAAATCTACTCCATATTCTTTGAGGTGAGACAGCTTACCTAAATCATACGCAAGCTGTGTAGCACTAAATCCACCTCCAGTAGCAGTGCTCCAGCGCTCACTGTAATCGTCGTCGATTTTTTCTATTACCCAGATATTGTAAGCCTTACATCCATACTTCTTTTCATAGTTTACATCTTTATATCCTGGAAGTTCGGCTTGGTAATCTACTGATAATTCTTGCCGAATTATGGCAGGGCCATGATATTTGGCTGACCAGACTATTTCTCCTTTTTCGAATGAAGTTCCCACGCATTCTTCAGGAAGATAATCGTACCGTCCTTCTTCTTTTTGAGGTACACCCACTTTTTCGATGATGCTTTTAACAAATCCGGATGAACGATAAAGTCCTGCTGCAATAGAACTGATTGGCTCGCCAGATAAGAATCCAGTAATCGCATCTGCCACTTCTTCTCTTGTAGCTGCTTTTCCTCTATTTTGGGACTTTCTCTTTTCCCTATACGCTTGAGTTTCTTGAAAATCATCAATTATTCTCTGAAGCCGTGTTGTATTGTATGCTATATTTAGGATACTGCAGGCTTCCTTCTTTGAGATTGGGGAAGTCCCACTCAGAAGATCTATAACTTTCTTGATATTGGTGTCGGATAAATTCTCGTGATCCTTTTTCTTTAGTCGTGCCAACTCTTTTTATCTCCCTATTTATATACCAAACGGCTTTGTTTAAATCTTCTACAGCGTCTTTCTTTAAACCCGCTCTCCAAATATATTTAATTGCATTGCCTAAACAAAAGTTCATATGTTCTGTGATCTCAATACATTCTACCCCACTCGCATGGGCGCGATAGTGTGGAGGATAATTTACATTATCTACCATTGATTATGCCTCCGATCTGTAGCTTGTGTTAAGTAATTAATATACCTATCAGCTTGTTCTTTTGTAGGAAACTTTCCTACTGTTTCAAACTCTCTATCTTTTTCTGAAACTACTACTCTCCAAAAAGTGTGTTCTGGCCCATAATGTGCTTCAATAACTTTATAATTTTTATCCTTCATTCTCCAAATCCCATATACTTTCTAGCTCTTTGTCTCGTTCAAATCCTGCCAATTTATGAGCAATATGATACTCTTTACAAACTTGCTCAAAAGTATGCCACATATTCTCAAATTTAACTTCGTACAGCTCTTTTATAGCAAAATACTTGTTCATGAGGGCATCAGTTAATGCACCGTCCATACCTTCCCAATCAGAACTTTCTACAAAATACTTAGTTACTCTCTCAATGTCGTCAGTAACATTCGCAAACTGTAATATCTCTTGTTCTAAATCAAAAATTGAGTTACTCATTACTTACTCCAAAATAACTTAATGTAATCTTAAACGCATCTATATGCTTGGCAATTTCAACCAAATCTTCATCTCTATCAGTAGAAAATATACCGCAGGTATCGGTTTCTTCTTCGCGAGCTTTTAAATCATCCTCCATATCAGCAATTGTTTGCTTTAGGTTTTCTACAATTAAAAAATCTGCGGTATCAGAATTAATGTCAATTTCAACTTTCATTTTGCTGTAATCCTCTGGTCATAGTCAGCCAACTCCGGATCCCACCAATAGGGTTGTGGTCTGTGAGACCAAGTGGCAAAAGTAGCCTTATCGAGATGATAGTAGTCACGATAAGACTGTATAGGATTATCATAGTCCTTGAGCACGTCCGGCATTGCCAGTCCGAAAGTGGTAAATCCAAGTCTCTCCATTTTGAGAGGGTTCGGTAGTTGGTTGATAACGGTGACTGATTTGTGTTGTTTCCCATATCGGTAGCGATACTCTTCTCCTAGCGCATTGCCGTAGCAATGAGTCCACTCGAAATTGTCGAGAGACGAACGAGCCCAGATAGTACAAGGGTGATTGTACATCATAGGTAGATATGGTGTAAGGGGCCTGCTTTCAGGCGGCAAGTGCTTAATGTCCTTCTTCAAGGCATTAAGGTGATCAGACTCTGATTTATCCAAAGCCCGGGGTACAAACCCTAGATGCACGTCAACCCAGATAGCAGTACATAGTATCTGGGCAACTTCCAACGGCATCTTTACAATATGTTTATCAACGTGAGCTTCTGCACACGCATCTAAATCCTCATCGAGGTAAAAAAGATTCATAGATCCTCCTAGTAGACATATATTATACATCTACTAGATAGTAAAGTCAAGAATTATTCCACGGGTATCTCAAAATGATGTGGATTTATTGTGGGTGTTTTTGGTACATCTGCACCCCTACAAATATCAAAAAAGTTATTTGTAAGATCCTCATAGAACTCTCTATTTCCTCTGAGATCATCTACTTGAGGACAGCCTCCCCACTGAATAGGAACTCCTACATGCTCTGCAGCATACTGCATACACTGTGCAATATCTCGGTAAGGCTCTACTTCAATAATAGGGCGATTGCCTAAGTATGCAATTAAATCTACAGCCATTCCATAGAAATGCGCACTATGTACACCATCTTGAGTGGCACCTTTTGAAAATAAAAAATCGTGCTCAGATCTAGTGCGTCTACCTTCTAGCACTTGAAACTCAATGTCTGACATACCAATTGCATGTTGCACAATTACTGCAAGCCTGGAATCTAAAGTTTCTAGTTTGTTCCAAGATTCATCGTTTAAAAAGAATCTTTGATCTTTATACAATACTGCTGAATCTATAATTTCCATATTACATCCTATCTAAAATATACTCTGGATTTGTAAAAAGATAAGGATCTGTAGGACAATTATCTGTTTTTCCTTCTTCGATAAACCAGTCTGTAATTGTTCCGTTATCTACAACACAGGCGTATCTCCAAGAGCGTCTGCCAAATCCTAAGTTGTCTTTATCTACTAGCATTTGCATTTCTTCTGTAAACTTCTCGCTTCCATCAGGAATCATTTTAATATTTTCAATATTATTTGCTTTTGCCCATGCGTTCATTACAAATGAATCATTGACTGATACACAATAAATATCATCAATACCACGAGCATAAAAGCTTTGAGCCAACTTATCAAAGTTAGGAAGTTGATAGGTAGAGCAGGTTGGCGTGAAAGCGCCTGGCAGGGAGAACATTAAAATTCTACGTCCTGCAAAAATATCCCAAGTTGATACATCTTTCCAATCAAAAGAATCCCCTACAGGAACCCTGGTTTTAAATACTACAGAGGGCACACATTCTGGCAGACTTCTCCAGCCTGAAGTATCTTCGTACATACTTCGTTCATGTTCAGTGCAATGAATTGCCATTTATACATTCTCCAATCTTGTCATAAGCCTTTCGGCTCGGTTAGTTACTTGTCGATACCACAAAGAGTCTCGACCCTCTTTTGCTGCCTCTTTCCACTTGCCTTGAGACAGCATATTCTTCATATTCATGAACTTTGATAAGCGAGTCGCCCCTAAATTGAAGGCCATGTTGACCATTACGAGTTGAACTTCTTCCGGCCAATTGTGCCATTGTCCGTAAAGTCGTTCGCAGTCCTTAATGGCACACTCAATATCTCGATCGAAGAGCTCTCGACTTCTCTCAGCCGTAATGGGTGTCCCGGTAGGTTTTCCAAACTCTTCATCTTCTGGCGTGACCAAGTGTCCGATACCAATAGTAGGGTATCCCAAATGATCTTCGTATACTTGAAGAACTTCGCCTTCATCTGCTTTAATTTCTTCGTATAATTTTTCACGATTCATGCTTACTCCTGTAATCTTTGATGGCGGCTTTGATCGCATCTTCCGCTAGTACACTACAATGTATCTTCACAGGCGGGAGGGATAGCTCTTTAGCAATTTGGACATTGCTGATCTCTCCCGCTTCGTTAAGGGACTTTCCTCTAACCCATTCTGTGAGTAGTGATGAAGAAGCAATAGCACTGCCGCATCCGTAAGTTTTGAATTTAGCATCTTCAATAATTCCGTCGGTCGATACTCGGATA